TACATTGCTTATGGCAGCAACCTGAACATCAGACAGATGCGGATACGATGCCCTCACGCAAGGGTGATCGGAACTGCAGTCATAAACGATTATGAGCTTCTCTTTAAAGGAAGCCGTACAGGAGCCTATCTTACCATTGAACCAAAGGAAGGCGGTGAGGTTCCCGTGGTGGTATGGGAAGTCACGGAATCGGATGAGGCGGCACTTGACCGCTACGAAGGATATCCGGTGTTTTATTACAAAAAAGAAATGGAACTCGATATCAGGGGCATCCGCACGGGGAAGATACGCAGAAGGAAGTGCTTTGTGTACATCATGCATGAAGAACGGAAGATCGGAGTACCTTCCCTTTCGTATGTCAGCACATGCCTTCAGGGGTACATCAGCTTTGGGTTTGACGAACATTACCTTTCCGAGGCACAGATAAAAGCAGTGGAGGTGGCAGGACATGAAGAATGAAACACTGCACATACGGATATGCCCCCGCTGCGGGGCTTCCTACGGAAGGACACCCGCCCTTTCAAGGGCAGACGGCAGAACGCTTATCTGCCCGGACTGTGGGACACGTGAGGCTCTTGAGAGCATTGGTGTCGGGGCAGAGGAACAGGAACAGATCCTTGAAGCCATCCACAGGTCGCAGCGGTAAAATCCACAATTTCTTCCACAGATCTTTGTGTACATTATGATGCTTAAATGACTGGATATATGTACGGTTCAGAGCGAATATGTACCTACCGGAAGGGAAAACAGAGAAAACGGAGGAAATACGATGGAAACAAAGATCACAACAGCAGAAAAATTAGGAATGGAGCTTTACGGATGCATGAATTCAGCAGTCCTTGACTACGGTGACTACACGGTTGCAGTCTGGGAACACTGCTTTAAGGGCAGCATTGCAGAAGTTTATGAACTGGTTGAAACACCGGAAGAGACAGGTCTTGGAAGATGCGAATGCAGGATTTCAAGGATCGGAAGAAAAGAAGGGTTTGAGGATGCCGGACATGCAATGGCGTGGGCACTCACAAATGTAAAATAGCAGAAAGGGCAGGGAAAACGTTCCCTGCCTGTGTACATTTACACAGTGTAATGCAGTTATCTTTGTGTACATTATGGCACTGAAATGACTGGATATAATCAGCGTTTAGAGCGAATATGTACCTACCGAAAGGGAAAACAAAGAAAAAAGCGGAGGTACAAGACCATGAAGAAGATTGAGATTTTTGAAAAAGCCATGAACAAGGGAGGAAGCCTTAAGGATTACGGAATCAACAGCACATTGTTTGCAGCATACAGAGACTGCCAGGAAACAGGAAACGATAACATTGATTTCAACGGAGTCATCTGGGATTACGACATTCCGGAAATTGTAAAGGCTTTAAAGGAAAACGGCATCAGCAAATTTACGATAAGCAGTACATTTTCAAGCCTGATCGAAACCCTCGCAGCATTTGAAAAGGAAGGCATCAGGATGGCAGGGCTTACCGAGGTGAATGCAACATACTCGGATTGGAAAACAGGAAAGAAAGCAAGAATTCCGGCAATAAGAATGACACTTTAAGAATAAACACACAAATCGGAAGGCCTCTTCGGAGGTCTTTTTATTATGCCATTTAAGGGGAGGTGAGGACAGTGGCACAGAGAGGAAGAAAACCAAAACCTACGGCAGTAAAGGTGCTGGAGGGCAATCCGGGCAAGAGAAGTCTAAACACTGGCGAACCAAAGCCTGATAAAAAGGCCCCGCGCTGTCCGGCATGGCTTGAGGATGAGGCAAAGAAGGAATGGAAGCGGATGGCAAAACAGCTGGAGCACCTAGGAATCCTTACGGAGATCGATATGGCAGCATTCGCAGGATACTGCCAGGCATATGCGAGATGGAAAGAGGCAGAGGAGTTCATTACACAGCACGGGACCATCGTAAAGACCCCGAGCGGATACTGGCAGCAGGTACCGCAGGTGTCCATTGCCCAGACCTATCTGAAGATCATGAATAAGTTCTGTGAGCAGTTCGGACTGACACCGTCCGCAAGAAGCCGTATCTCCACGGACAGCGGTGAGGATAAGCAGAACGATGAAATGGAGCTTCTGCTTGTGAAAGGCGGTGCAGGATAATGTTCGACAAGGCAAAAGCAGACCATGCGGTCAATTTTATAAACTGTCTGAAACACACCAAAGGAAGGTGGCGGGGAGTTCCGTTTGAACTTCTCCCGTGGCAGGACGAGATCATCCGTACCCTTTATGGGACGGTAAAGGAAAACGGATACAGGCAGTACAATACCTGTTACTGTGAGATACCAAAGAAAAACGGAAAATCGGAGCTGGCGGCTGCAATTGCACTGTATATGACATGCGGTGACGGTGAATGGGGAGCAGAGGTTTACGGCTGTGCTTCCGACAGGCAGCAGGCTTCCATCGTATTTGATGTTGCGGTGGATATGGTGGATCAGTGTCCGGCACTGAAGAAAAGGATCAAGCCCGTCATGTCCGTAAAAAGGCTTGTATATAAACCAACCAACAGTTTCTACCAAGTGCTGTCGGCAGAGGCATACACAAAGCATGGACTGAACGTCCATGCGGTCATCTTTGATGAGCTGCACGCACAGCCGAACAGGGAACTGTTCGATGTCATGACCAAGGGTTCTGGTGATGCCAGGACACAGCCGTTGTTCTTCCTGATCACGACAGCCGGGACAGACCGGAATTCCGTGTGTTTTGAACAGCACCAGAAGGCTCTGGATATCATAGAGGGAAGAAAGATAGATCCGACATTTTATCCTGTGATCTACGGAGCATCCGATGAGGATGACTGGTCGAGTGAGGATGTGTGGTATAAGGCAAATCCGTCACTCGGATACACGATAGACATTGAGAAAGTGCAGAATGCATATATCAGTGCAAAAGAGAATGCAGCAGAGGAGAACGTATTCCGGCAGCTCCGTCTGAACCAGTGGGTGAAACAGAGCACCAGGTGGATGCAGATGGATAAGTGGGATGCCTGTTCCTTTGCCGTGAATGAGGAGGAGCTTCTCGGAAGGGAATGCTATGGCGGACTCGACCTTTCAAGTTCCACGGATATCACGGCATTCGTGCTTGTGTTCCCGCCAAGGAATGATACGGAGAAATATGTGATCCTTCCGTACTTTTGGATACCGGAGGATAACATGAGACTACGTGTCCGAAGGGATCATGTTCCTTATGATGTCTGGGCAGCCGAAGGGTGCTTAAAGACCACGGAAGGAAATGTCATCCATTATGGATTTATCGAGCAGTTCATTGATGAACTTGGCACGAAGTTTCATATCAAGGAGATTGCATTTGACCGATGGGGAGCTGTGCAGATGGTGCAGAATCTTGAGGGCATGGGATTTACCGTTGTCCCGTTCGGACAGGGTTATAAAGATATGAGTCCACCGACAAAAGAACTGATGAAACTGACATTGGAGGAGCGGATCGCACATGGCGGACATAAGGTGCTGCGTTGGATGATGGATAATGTGTTTGTCCGTCAGGACCCAGCGGGAAACATCAAAATGGATAAGGAAAAATCCACAGAGAAGATTGACGGGGCCGTTGCAACCGTTATGGCACTTGACCGTGCAATCAGAAATGAAGGCAGTGACGGAAGCGTGTATGATGACAGGGGTATTCTTGTATTCTGATGCAGCCGTGTATGATTCTGTAAAATCATAATCCGGCTGCATGTTTCTGTGTTAAGATATAGGAAAAGCACAGGGAGGCATTTCGTATGCAGGAAGAATTTTTTATGAACAGTATGGAAAAAGACCCCAAACTTAGCGGTGAGCATGGGGCGCAGACAAGGAAGTCCCTTGCACTGAAAGCAGAGGAAATCCTCGGACTGGATCTGGAAACAGTGGTAGCGGATGATGACCTTATGTATGATTCGCTGATGAAACTGAAACCGCTTGAGAACCCAAAGAAAAATCCAATGCAGAATGCACTGAGAAAATATTATTACTACAGGAATGGGAAAGAATTCCCACGACTAAACAATTATCAGAGATGACCAGGAACAGCACTTCTTCGGAGGTGCTTTTTTTGTACCCATTTTTTAGGAGGTGTCACATGGGAATTAAGAGTTTATTCGGATTCGGACAGGCAAGGGATAAGCCTGTGGATAAGGCAGCAGATGCAGGATATTCGTTTTTGTTTGGAAGGACAACGAGCGGAAAGCCTGTCAATGAAAGAACTGCAATGCAGACCACGGCAGTATATGCCTGTGTCAGAATCCTTGCGGAGGCAGTCGCATCCTTACCTCTTCATGTATATGAATATCAGGATGACGGAGGCAAGAAGCTGGTGCATGACCATCCGCTATATTATCTGCTCCATGATGAGCCGAACCCGGAGATGACTTCATTTGTGTTTAGGGAAACACTGATGAGTCATCTTTTAATATGGGGAAATGCTTATGCCCAGATCATAAGGGACGGGGCGGGAAGGGTGCTTGGATTGTATCCGCTCCTTCCGGACAAGATGGAGGTGCAGAGGGATGACAAAGGAAACATCTATTATGTGTATTCCAGAAACAGTGATGAGAACCCTACGTTCAAGGAATATGGAAATATCAAACTGAAAGCCGAGGATGTGCTCCATATCCCGGGACTTGGGTTTGACGGACTGATCGGATATTCCCCGATTGCGATGGCAAAGAACGCTGTCGGCATGACGCTTGCCTGTGAAGAATACGGGGCGAGTTTCTTTGCAAACGGGGCAAATCCGGGCGGAGTCTTGGAACATCCTGGAGTCCTGAAAGATCCGTCAAAGGTGAGGGAGTCCTGGAACTCCGTGTATCGTGGCGTGAGTAACGCACACAAGATAGCAGTGCTTGAGGAAGGCATGAAGTATCAGCAGATTGGGATACCACCGGAAGAGGCACAGTTCCTTGAAACAAGGAAATTCCAGATCAATGAGATCGCAAGACTGTACAGGATACCGCCACATATGGTCGGTGACCTTGATAAGTCGAGCTTTTCCAATATCGAGCAGCAGTCCTTGGAGTTCGTTAAATACACACTTGATCCGTGGGTGATCAGATGGGAGCAGTCCTTACAGAGATCGCTCCTTCTGCCTGGTGAAAAAGGAAAGTATTTTATCAAGCTGAATGTGGACGGTCTGCTCCGTGGGGATTACCAGTCGAGGATGAACGGCTATGCAGTCGGAAGGCAGAACGGATGGTTTTCTGCCAATGACATCCGTGAGATGGAAAACATGAATCCGATCCCGGATGAGAAAGGGGGAAACCTGTATCTGATAAACGGTGCAATGACCAAACTTGCGGATGCGGGAGCTTTTGTAAAGACGGATACGGGCCAGCAGAGTGCTCCGGCACAGGAAAACAGCGGAAAGAGAGGTAAACGATGAAGCGGAAGTTTTGGAACTGGATAAAGAATGAAGATGAGAGTGTACCTGACATGGAAAGGACGCTCTTTTTAAATGGCATGATCTCAGATGAAACATGGTACGGGGATGAAGTGACACCGCAGCTGTTCAAGGATGAACTGAATGCCGGAAACGGAAATATCACGGTGTGGATCAATTCTCCAGGTGGTGATGTGTTCGCGGCAGCACAGATCTACAACATGCTCCGTGACTACAAGGGAAGCGTGACAGTAAAGATAGACGGCATTGCAGCTTCGGCAGCATCCGTGATCGCAATGGCAGGAGACACGGTCTGTGTATC